GGATGAATACCACTAGCACTGTCCACTAACTGGGACACAGTACCACTGGGCTTAACACAGGTTATAGCCGCTGACTGTGCAATACCTAGACGTTTAGACCATTCCTTATTAGTTTTAATGGCTTCGTCCCTGAGTGTTTGCAGCACAGTAGGTAAGTTTGGATTCTTTAAGTTCATTAATGAGCTATCCAAAATACCTGTTAAGGACACCCCTAGTAACGCTTCTTCCTCAGTATTGTTTTGCCAGACTTTTCTTAAGTATCTAAAGTCTGTAAGGGTTGCTTGGAGAGTTCCAAGGATAGTTGCATAACGTACTTTTTGTTTGAGACTTTGAAATGTATCTCCTTCCCTAACAACGACTTCGGATAAGTTACAAAACTGATTGGGTCTGAGGATGATTTCCGAACAGGGATTAGTCCCGAAATCCCATTCAGCATCTCTTCTACCATTTCTTGCAGCTTGCTTCTGGCTTGCCACACGGCTAAAGATTCCTCGCTCCCCTGCTCTTGATTCATACAAACTCCTCCATTCATTTAAAAAAGCACCAAAGTCCGGCTTCTCAGTGTAACATGCTGAGTTGTTAGACAGACCTCTCTGTGGTTCATCAACCCACCATTGTCCGTGTTTAGCTCTACGGATTCTATCGTCAGTCAGGTTACTTAAACTAATTAATGCAGATCGTCTGACCCCACCAACCACGACGACTTGTGCAATTTTACAGCAAAGATCGTGGCATTCAAGGGACGTAAGTTTTCTTCCAGACGATCCTTTAAATACTGCCACGGTAAAGTTGAACAAGTCAACAAGCGGCTCAGGACCAGACGCTCTGCCTCCAAATGTTTTGAGCGGGGAACCCGAAGGTCTAACTCCACTGATGTCCCATTTGGGTAACTGACCTGAATAGAGCAACGACACCAGTTCCCGGTACGATTTCGCCCATCCAATTTTTGAGTCTGCAACGTGTATGATAGTGTCGGTGTCATGGAAATCCTCCGCTACTTCAGGCAGTTTATTGATGTACTGACGTTCAACACTAAAACCTACTCCTGTGCCACACATAAGTATGTACATCATCTCGTCGAAGGCTCTAGGGCTATCTATGGTAATGTATGAACAATTAAACCCTGCTACATTGTCTCTGTCCAACGCATCACCAGCGGTCATTAAAGCCCTCATGGAAGGCATTACGTCCATGTCATGGATAGCTTTTCTTAACTCTTCAAATTCCTTTGCTTTAAATTTAACTCCTCTTTTTTTCCAGAAACCCATGTATCTGTCTATCGTTTCGTCCCATGTCTCCCTACGGGTTTCAGTAGGTATATAACGGGCGTAACGGCTCTTGTGTATGTACTGTTGGTAGCTATCCATAGTTAAATGTATTCTCCTCAATTAGTTTTTTTAAATACCATTCGGCCTTCTTAAGATCCTCAACACCGTTTTTATACTTATATCTATGGAGGTACTTAGTCACATTGCCCTCAAGATAGTCCGCAAACCCTTCACCTAGTTGTTGTTTTATGTAGTCAATAGCTTCAAGACCACCCTTATTATAGTGTGGTGGATGATTAACATTGTCTTTTGGCTCTTCCTTCGGAAACATAGTGTTGTCCAACAAGCTGTCCGAAGGATGGTACAGTTTACCTGTGATAGTTTTAGATTTCTGTGCAGACATTAAACAGTCCTCCGCTTTATCCGGTCCACGAAATGCTTTGTCCCACTCTTGAGGTGTAGCATTATTTATACTCATACTCCGGTCACTAATATTGACATGATCCAGAGACATAAGCCCATAGTAACTATAGCTAGAGCTATTTTATTATGTGACTTCATAATTTACTCCCAATATCCATTTTGGTATTTGTCGGGTAACGTATCTCTGTCAACTAACTCATCAAAATCCTCGATACACACATCAATATCATCTTCATCATTCATGACTCTAAATCCTCCATTTCTTTTTGTATGTCATCCATACGGTCAATAAATTTATCTTCAAAGCGATCCACTAACTCTTCTGCATTTATATCCAGTAACATTAGTATATCATCAACTTCAAATCGTTGTAAAACTTTTTCGCGCAATTCATCTAGAGTGTACATATTTCATTAATTCCTCCACCTCACTAACGGAGAAATATTTGAACTTCTCCTTATCACACCACTGAGCCATAGTCATCTTAGAGCCTTTTCTTACTTTTTTATTGGGATCACTCAGTACAAATATCAGTTCAGCCTCAACTGTGTCCCTGATGGATTTGTACTTAAGCGTATCCCCTGCTCTAAAATATCCTTTACACTCAATCATTATGCCGCTGGTGTGTACAAAATCAGGCTTGTACTTACGATAAACAACGTAGGGCACATCAAAAGGTTCATATTCAAATGCTCCTTTGGGAACCACTGTTGCAAATGTTTTTTCCAAGCCGGATCTATACATGCTACGCGACTTCCTGTACTTTGATTTCCTGGACCTTTGGTTCATTTTCCACCACCGCTAAAAATCTTGGACCTGTTGAATATTTGAAGGCCCTTAGACCAGGCCAACATGATTGCTTGAACTGGCAGTACGAACACCCCATACTTAATTTCATATTGCCTGATGCGCCATCTGGGACCAACTTGTGACAATGTGAAGGAGCCTCGTCCTGCCCACAAACTTTTTTTATTTCTTCTATTCTCTCCTCTATATCATAATTAATGTGTTTATGAACCGGAGCTTGAGTGTCCTCTAGGTCGTACTGAAGAACCTCTAAGTGCCCATTCTGTTTGTCCATGGCCAACCAAGCTATCTTGGTGTCACCCTCTGAATGTGCGTATGCCTTAAGCTGCGCCACATATCCGAATGGATCATCCATAGCTAGTGAACCGTCCCTGAATTTCCTAAAGCCATAAGTGCTCGTAGACTTAACGTCAACCATTGTTCCGTCAATACGGCAATCCATGTGGCCTTTAACTCCTGCTACAGTGCATACTTTTTGTTCGTCCTCGACTGTGTGTCCAGCCAGCTTAGTGAGACAAAGTAACAACTCTTCAATCAAATGCCCATACATGAATTTTATTAACGTATGAGGCATAATACGCTCTTTAGGTGTTCTGTGCATTGTGTTCCATAAATACCGTAAACCCTTACCACTGGAGGATAATCTGAGTCCTGCTTTACCGTACTCCCGATTAACAAACTCCTTACGCATGAGTTTTTTTATGTTTTCACCGAACTCCTCTATAGCTTGTTCAGCGTCCACATCCTGCGGTACACGTTTGGACATCATAAGTTTGTAGATGTCCTGAACTAACGTATGTATGGTTTTCATTCTCTATGCTCCACCCACCAGCATTTTCTAGTTACTGGATTAAAACCTAACAGTTGAACCCCTAATTGTTTTTGTTCTTCAGTTCTTCTTCTAGTAAGGTCAGTATAATTTCCTTCCTTACCGTTTATTGGTTTATATTTAAGTTGTGGTCCTCCTGTTTTAACGTCCACCAATATAAACTCCCCTGTTTTTTTATCCCAGACAATAATGTCCACAGGGCCGTCACTACCGTAATTCCTAAATGCTTCATACCCTTGATCCCATAACCAGGTTACTGCGTACATTTCCGCAAAGTCTCCTTTACGGTTAGTAGACATTTCGTCCTTAGTGAGTTTGCGACCAGTTGCTGCCAACATAATAATCTCCCGTTAGTGGGCATCTAAGATTGAAATGCAAACCTGCCGCCTCAATGCACGACACAGCTAAGTGACCAAACTTGTCAGCCTGATCCGCTTGAACTTCAGTTTGTATTTCGTCATGGATGTTTCCCACAAATTTATAATTAATCTTCCACTTTACTGCATACTGCTCCAGTAAAATCAACGCTTGTTTCATTACTATTGCTCCGGCCGCTTGGAGTAGAGTATTAAGGCTTGAGTGCTCTGACCTAACTTGGAGCAATCGTCCGTCAAGTCCTTTAAGAGTTCCTTCACCTCCTTTTTCTCTAACTCGTTTCTGCAAATCAGCGAGTGCTGGAGTGGAAGCAAGGAATCTTTGTCTAAGTTCAGCGCCTCGACTTCTACGTCCTCCGACAAGTTTTCCAAGTTTCTCATCACCCGCCCCGTAAAGGAAAGCATAGATAAAAGTTTTTGATGTATCTCTATCTGGTAGTCCTGCTGCTCTTTGGTTAGCACTGTGGATGTCTCCATTAATTATTTCCTCCGTATAATCTGAATCATTCATATAATGTGCCAACATCCGCAGTTCCAAGCCGGATGCGTCCACCCCTACCAACTTACGACCCTCAGGAACAGTCCAACAACTCCGGCACTCCTTCCCAAAAGGACTATAGCCAGCAGGTGTCTGCGCTAAGTTAGGCTTGGAGTGAGTCATTCGTCCGGTAACCGCACCATTGGTATTTACAAACCCACGGACTCTACCGTCATTCCCCATTGCATCGACCCATGATTGGACCTGTGCAATCCTTTTCTGCACTAGCAAATACTCCGCTATCATCTGTGCTTCAGGTATACCCTTGACTCCAGACAAAGTAGCTTCATCAACAATTGGTTGGCCTGTTTCAGTAAACTTAGCAGGTTTCCATCCGAATCGTTTTAAATGAACTCCAATTTGTTTCCTGGATGCAAGGTTAAAAGGAACTGACTCTATCCTACTAAACTCGCCACATACGTCCTGCCAGCTATCGCCCAAAAACTTTAGACCAACACTGGAGAGCGCACCATCCTTCTTATAGCGCGGCTGCACACTCTTAACGTATACTGGTATCGGACGAAAAGTTTTCTGAACTTTTTCTTCGAGATCATATTGTTTCTCCTTTAGTTGTGCTAACAAATCGAATGCCTGACGCTCATCGAGTAACCAGCCATTACGAATCTGCTGCTGTATTATGAATTGAACCTTATGTTCAAGATCAATGCTTTCCTGAGAAAACTCACGCATCTCAGTCATCAGTTTAAAATGAGTATGCTCCGTGACTTTTACGTCCTGAATGCAATAGTCAATCATTTCCTGAGTAAGTTTTGACCAATCACTATAATCACCTTTAGGGAATCCCAAACGCTCACCCCAAGACCTCAAACTGTGTCCTCCTTCTCTGGACGGATTAGACAATCTGGACAACACCAAAGTGTCTATTACCCTCTCAGGCTCCACAGAAACGCCCCAGAGCGATTTTAGCACAGGGAGGTCGTACCCTATTAGATTATGTCCAACTACGCTCATACGGCCTCTCAGAGCCTCCTGGAGTGTATCAGGGCTAGTATGGACAATGGTAGTGCCTTCTCTAGTCTTACAATTGTCCTTCGTCACAACACACCAAATAGTGTCGGGATCAAGGCCATTTGCTTCAATGTCGAGATAAATGCTCAAAAGTCAGACTCCGCTTCTTTGGGTTTTGCAACCTCAGACATTCTTCCGGTGAATCTGTCGTACTTCAGGAATGCCGCAGGACCAGTAGTACCAACGTACCGGTTCTTAAGGACACGCACACAGGTTGTATTGCGTTTTTCCTCGTCCTCCTCCTGCTGGTCACGTTCCAAACCTATCACCATGTCCGACAACTGAGCTATGGACTGTGAACCTCTGAGGTCGGACAAACTAACCTTCCCTCCGTCCTCATGCGCTCGACCACTGACACGCCTGAGATGTGAAACCAAGAATAAGCCTATGCCTAACTCCTGAACCAGAGTTCTGAGTTTAGTCATTATGCTGTCAATGGCTTTTCTCTCGTCGTTAATGTCAGCCTGAGAGGAAACCACAATACTCAGGTGATCCAAGACAATCCATTTACAGTCAAGTGCTTTTGCCATATACCTCACCCTAGCTAGTAGGTTGTCCTCCGCTGTAGATCCCCAGTGATCAAACAAAAAGTACCTTCCAGTGCCTAGTGTTTGCTCCCAGAATGGTCTTAGTGTGTCGGGGTCAACGTCCTCCTCAAGGTGAAGCGGTGCATCGGCAGCGATGGACATGATGCCTAGTGATGTTCTGGCTATCGATTCCTCTAACGCTATCACACCTATGTTGTCATTACACGCATTCAACAGGTAGAACTCAATTTCCCTAATCATCTGGGACTTGCCCATGCCTGATCCTGACGTAATGGTCACTAACTCACCCAGACGGAAGCCTTTTGTGTACTCGTTAAGACCATTCCACGGGTAGGGTATTGACTTTACATCATTAGCCTTGACAATCTCCTCCCATGTATCCACACCGGAGACAATGCCGTCCGGCTGATACACTTTTGAAGACCACCAATCACTGACAAACTCCCTCACCTTATTTGCCCGAAGCATTTCACCTGCATCCTTCATAGGTAAAATACAAATCTTACATTTCTGTGGGCTAAACAGGTCCTTAACTGAGTCCACAGCGTCCTGTCCAGGCTTATCGTTGTCAAAACATAGCACCACGTTGTCGTAACCCTCAAGGAACTCTAAAGACTCCTTGATTTCCTTAACAGCAGCGGAAGCACCCGACCTGAGACTAACTACGTCCCATTTTCTGTCAAACATTTCCGATACCGCTAGGCAGTCAAGCTCACCCTCTGTGACGGTTATATAACGCCCACGGCCTTTACAACGATTTTGCCCAAACAAGCCAGTACCGTTAAGAGCTCCGGTACAATGGAAACCCTTACCCTCTACAGTTCTGACCTTAGAACCCTTAAGTTCACCAGTGTCCTGACAGTAGTAGGGGTAGTGGTGTTTAGCTATCTCGCCTGACGGTCCAAACTCCACAGTAACACCAAACTTGGCTACTGTACTTTGTGAAATTCTACGGTCAGGTATGGACGCTACTATACCCTCCATGTTTAGTTTTGGATTTGTTTCCATCATGTCCGAAGTCCCATCAGAAAATACATGAAACCCACAGTCAGGGGTAAAACAATGCTTACCCCCGTCCGTATAGGTAGCCAAGTTATCCTTAGACCCACATCTAGGGCATGGCTCATGTTTTAAAAATTGTGACACTAAAAGCCTTCCTCTGAACCTGACGCTTCTTCAGCAAGCTCCAGAACCCTCACAGCGGTCAAATAAGTGCTTGTACCGTGTACAGGATGCTCCGGTCCTTCCTTGTACTGCAAGCGTACTTTAGAGCCTCTGGTGACGTTACCGATAAACGGTTGGTCATTTACGTCCACAATCTTAACTGGGAACTTTGAGGCAAACTTACGTTGAGACTGTCCTTCGTAGGTTCGGAGCTTAACTCCTGACTTCTGCAACATACCAGCAGAGTCTTCATCCACAGTGATTGTCAAGGAATACTTACCAGTATCCTGACCATTGTAAACCTCAGTTGCGGTCAAGTTAGAGAATGCCGCTGTGCCTTCAATTAAAGCCATATTGATCTCCTTTGATTATTAAAATTTGCTACTTTTGTAGCCTTTACATTAGTTTAAACTATTTTTTAAAAAGAGTACAACTTTTTTTTCACCTCCTGTAAAAAATATGATTTCC